TACACATAATGGTCAATTCTTCCGAACAACCGAACAAGGTTTCTTGCCTAAGATGTTGGAAGAAATGTATCAAGACCGTAAGAAGTTTAAGAAGCTGATGATTTCTGCTAAACAGGAATATGAAAAAGAAACAGATGCCAATAAGAAGTATGAATTGAAAAAGAAAATTGCACGATATGACAATCTGCAACTTGCTAAAAAAGTTTCATTGAATTCAGCTTATGGTGCGATGGGTTCACAATACTTCCGATTCTATGATTTGCGTCTAGCACTTGGTGTTACTTCGGCAGGTCAACTTTCAATTCGTTGGATTGAAGAAAAGATTAATAAGTATATGAACGACTTGTTAAAAACGAATGGTGTAGATTATGTTATTGCCTCAGACACAGATTCAATTTATCTCCGTCTTGGTGAGTTGGTTGATAAAGTGTATTCAAAGAAAACGGATGTTAATCAACTTATCTCCTTCATGGACCGTGTCTGTGAAGATAAGATTCAACCATATATTGATAACTCTTATCAAGAACTTGCTACGTATGTCAACGCATATTCCCAAAAAATGCAAATGAAACGTGAAGGGTTGTCCAACAAAGGTATCTGGACAGCAAAGAAGCGGTATATTTTGAATGTGTACAACAACGAAGGTGTTCAATACGCAGAGCCTCAGATGAAAGTCATGGGTCTTGAAATGGTAAAGTCTTCTACTCCATCTTCCATTCGTGATAAGATGAAAGAAGTTATCAAGTTGATGGTAACTGGTACCGAAGATGATGTGCAAGAATTCATTGCCAACTTCCGCAAAGAGTTTAGAACATTGCCGATTGAAGAAATATCTTTTCCTCGTTCAGTCAATGGTTTGAAGACATACACAGACAAAGCGCAAATATATACTAAGGGTACACCGATTCATGTTAAGGGTGCGTTGCTGTATAATTACCTGTTGAATAAACATAACTTATCAAACAAGTACCCTAAGGTTCAAGAAGGTGAAAAATTAAAGTTTACATACCTGATTCAACCTAACCCAATCAATGATACGGTAATATCGTATCCAACACGCCTGCCAACTGAATTTGGACTTGACAATTACATTGATTATGAGTTACAATTTGAGAAAGCGTTTCTTGACCCAATCAAAATCATTCTTGATTGTATGAATTGGCAATCAGAGAAAACAAGTTCACTGGCAGATTTTTTCTAAAGGATAATTATGAGTTTATTGGACAAAATTAAAAAGAATTCTACGATTAAAGATAGTGCAATTCTATCTAAATCAAAATTCTTTACTGAGAAAGATATGATACCAACATCCATTCCTATGGTCAATGTTGCTCTATCTGGTAAATTAGAAGGCGGTCTAACGCCTGGTCTTACAATGTGGGCTGGTCCATCAAAGCACTTTAAGACTGCATTTAGTTTGTTGATGGCTAAATCTTACATGGACAAATACGATGAAGCAGTCCTTATTTTCTACGATTCAGAGTTTGGTACTCCGCAGTCTTATTTTGATACTTTTGGTATTGACACAGAGCGGGTGCTCCATACTCCTCTTACAGATATTGAACAACTCAAATTCGACATAATGAAACAGTTGGAAGGTATTGAGCGAAACGATAGAGTAATGATTATCATTGATTCAATTGGTAACCTCGCATCAAAGAAAGAAATTGATGATGCACTTGAAGGCAAATCAGTTGCAGATATGAGCCGCGCAAAACAAGTTAAGAGTTTGTTCCGTATGGTTACACCTCACTTGAATCTAAAAGATATTCCAATGGTTGTTGTGAATCACACATACAAAGAGATTGGTTTGTATCCAAAAGATATTGTTGGTGGTGGTACTGGTTCATATTACTCTGCTGATAACATCTTCATCATCGGTCGCCAACAAGAAAAAGATGGCACAGAAATTACTGGCTACAATTTCATTATCAATGTAGAAAAGTCTAGGTATGTCCGCGAGAAGTCTAAGATTCCAGTTAGTGTATCTTATGATGGCGGTATCAACAAATGGTCTGGTTTAATTGATATTGCACTTGAATCTGGTCATGTTCTTAAACCAACAAATGGTTGGTACTGTAAAGTTGATAAAGAAACTGGCGAAACTGGAGACAAGAAACGCCTTGCTGATACTCAGAATGAAGAATTTTGGGGTGAGATTCTTGCAAGCGAGGACTTCAAAGATTTTGTGAGGAAGAAATATGAAATCTCTTATGGTAACATTATGGGGCAAGATGATGTTCTGGAAGAAGCCGAAGAAGTTTAAAGAAAGCGTAGATTTCAAACTTCACGACTTTGAAGAAACGGATTTAACTGGCATAGAAATTCTCCGTGGTGACTATGCTGGTGTAGTATACTATTATACCTACGCATCTGTAACAGAAGAACTAAACATGGCCAAACTCAAGTTTGGATATCATGTGGTTAACTTGATGAAATATGACAAGGATGTATTGAATCAAGATGAAAAATTTGTTACAATGCTAGGTGAAATACTGACAGAACTAATTTTAACGGAAAAACAAATTGAACCGACTAGAACTCTCTATTCTGAAGAATCTGATATATAATGATGAATATGCACGTAAGGTATTGCCATTCATTCAATCAGATTATTTCTCAGATAACAATGAACGAACCATCTACAGCGAAATAAAAGAGTTTGTAGAGAAGTACAAAAACCTGCCAACATACGAAGCGTTGGTAATTAACTTCACCGAAAGTAAGAAACTTACCGAAGAACAGGTTCGCAACTCAATCCAAATCTTGAGTGATATCAAAGCAAACAAAGATGATCCAACTGACATTCAATGGCTGACTGAACACACAGAAAAGTTTTGCCAAGACAAAGCATTGTATAATGCTATCATGGAATCAGTCACAATTCTGGATGATAAGTTTGGTACCAAAGCAAAAGGTGAAATCCCAAAGATTCTTTCCGATGCTCTTGGTGTTTCATTTGATAGAAATGTTGGGCACGATTACATTAACGACTATGAAGAACGATTTGAATTCTACCATCGCAAAGAAGAACGAATCCCCTTTGATTTGGATTTCTTTAACAAAATCACAAAAGGTGGTCTACCTAACAAGACGCTTAATATCGCTCTTGCCGGAACTGGCGTGGGAAAAAGTTTGTTCATGTGCCACATGGCTTCTGGTTGTATCTCGCAAGGCTTTGACGTTCTTTATATCACCATGGAAATGGCTGAGGAAAAGATTGCAGAGCGTATTGATGCGAACCTACTAAACATTAAACTTGATGACTTGCACCTGATAAGCAAAGAAGATTATGAAAGACGATTTCAAGGTGTGAAAAGTAAAACTCAAGGTAAACTAATCATCAAAGAGTATCCAACTGCAAGTGCTAGTTCTATGCATTTCAGGTCTTTGTTAAATGAATTACAATTGAAAAAGAGTTTTCGCCCAAAGATTATCTTCATTGACTATTTGAATATCTGTTCTTCTTCTAGATTGAAACAAGGTGCGAATGTAAATTCATACACCTATGTCAAAGCTATCGCAGAAGAATTGCGTGGTCTTGCTGTAGAATTTAATGTGCCAGTTGTTTCAGCTACACAAACTACAAGGTCTGGCTTTAGTAATTCAGATGTTGACTTGACTGATACCTCAGAATCGTTTGGTTTGCCAGCGACTGCTGACTTTATGTTTGCTCTAATTAATACCGAAGAACTGGAACAATTGAACCAAATTATGGTTAAGCAATTGAAGAATCGCTATAATGATCCAAGCGCAAACAAGAAGTTTGTTATTGGTGTTGATAGGGCTAAAATGAAACTGTATGATGTAGAAGATTCAGCGCAGACTATAGTTGATTCTGGTCAGATTCCAGATGATAAGCCATTGAATACTTTTGGCAATCGTGAGCGAAAATTCAATTCCAAGTTTGAAGGAGTGCGTGTATAAATACTCTATAAACTGGAGTATAAATGGCAGGCGCATCCGCAGAACGACAAGAATCAGGTGTTGTTAAGAAAATTAACGATGCCTTTACTAAAAACAAAAAAAATCCAATAACTGTTGTTGCTGGCAAAACTGTATTAACTGGAGTGGTTAAGGCAGAAAAGTATACTGGCAGACAAGCGGGCGGTTCTGAGCCATATACTGATGTGGTAATATATGTTATGAGAAAAGGTAAAAAAGTTCCTGTAAACTGCTCACTAAAAGGTGAATCTGCACCATCTCTTGCTGGCGGTGGTCTTAAAGGACTAGAACTTGCTGTTCCTGGTATCGCTAAAAAATTTATGAAAGCGGCTTTTAAAGAGTTGGTCACAAAAAAGAAAATTAAAGCTGGTGATAAAGTTCCCGATGTGTTTGGTAAAATATCAGCAAAAGATAAATTAAAAATTGTTATAGGTAATGAAGCGATGGGTGGACCAATTGACTTCATGTATATTGGTCCTATGGATGTTATAGGCACATATGACGCAAAAACAAATATTTTAAAATTGAATGGTGCATTAACAATGGCTGATGAATACGCCAAAACTCACGATTTATATTTTAGATTAAGAGCAAGACGGGAAGACCAAAGATTTGATCCTGATGCTAAGGATTCTGATGGCACGCCAAAAATATACGGTAAATCACCATCAAGAGGTGATAGTGCTGGTCGTATTGTTGTGACTGATAGTGTTCCATCAACTGGCGTAATAGTAAAACTATGAAATTCACAGAATTCCTAACAGAGGGCGCAAAGAAAGAAGGCGCCAATCTTCACCTTGAACACATTGAGGATGAAGTATTAAATCGTGGCGTTGCTGGTGCAAGAGATGCGATTGCTTTCCTTCGTTCTTTGCGTGACATGCTTGCTGGTCATTCAGACACAAAAGTAAATGTCACTACAAAATGGGATGGTGCACCTGCTGTATTTGCTGGTATCAATCCAGACAATGGCAAATTCTTTGTTGGTACTAAAGGGGTATTCAACGTAAATCCAAAATTGAATTACACAGAGGCTGACATTGATAACAATCATGCATCAGAAGGATTGAATGCTAAACTAAAAGTAGCATTGCGTTATCTACCTAAACTTGGAATCACCGGCATTCTTCAAGGCGATATGATGTTTGCTAAAGGTGACTTAAAGAAACAAAGCATTGAAGGTGAATCATATGTCACATTCCAACCAAACACAATCGTATATGCTGTGCCAACCGATAGCGCATTAGCAAAGAGTATGCTATCCGCTCAAATGGGTATTGTATTTCATACTTCATATACCGGAAAGACTTTTGATGATATGAAAGCATCATTCAATATTGATATCAATCATTTGAAGTCAACGAAAGATGTTTGGTTCCGTGATGCTTACTTCATTGATGCATCTGGTACTGCATCTTTTACCGAGCAAGAAACTAAAGATGTTACATACTTGCTTTCACAAGCTGGTACAATATTCCAGAAACTAAACTCAATGGCATTGAATAGAATTTCTGCATCCGAAAATCTTCTTGTTCAAATTAAAACTTTCAACAATACCAAAGTGCGTGAAGGTCAAGCAATCAAAGATACTTATAAGCATACACAAGAATTGATTAAGTGGGTTGAAGCTAAACTTAACAAAGAAATTCTTGATGCTAAAAAAGAAGAAACAAAACTAAAACGTCAAGCAGAGAAGAATGAGATTATGAGATTCTATCGCAACAATGCGAATGAATTGAAAAGCATATTTGATTTGATGAATATGCTTGTTGATTCCAAGAACATGATTGTTAAGAAACTACAAGGCATGAAACAAGTTACCAATACATTCTTAAGAACGGATGATGGCTTTAAGATTACCAATCCAGAAGGCTTTGTAGCTGTAGATAAACTAAAAGGCAATGCAGTTAAGTTGATTGATAGATTAGAATTTGCACATGCAAACTTCAATGCCGCAAAGAATTGGAGCAAGTAATGGCTGATAAAAAATTTGATTTAACTGAGATTATGAAAGAGTATGGTGAAGATGACTTTGGATTCACCGCTACCGATGAAGAAGAATACAATTCTGTCATAGCAGAGAAAGAAGAAACTGTAGAAGAATACAAGCAAAGACTCCATGAAGTTGAAAAACTTGTTCTACCATTCTTGACCAAACTATTGAAGACCGCCGACCAACCAATCATCAAATGGCCAAATCGCAAAGCGACACTTGAAACACAGATACAAAAGATATT